GTTGCCATTGCCGCTGTAATCTTTGCCCAGCGTGGTGGCAGTCTTGTCGCTGTTGTCCGAGAAGTTGAGGTAGAAGCCGTTGGTGCCGTAGGTGCCGGCATACTTCTTCGGCTTCCAGACGCCGGTGATGGTGTCGGTCTCGCCAAAATCGGAAACCGTGGGTACGGTGACCGGAGAGTAAATAAAGCTAAACTCAGTGATGTACCCATCAAAAGTATTTCCGGCACCATAGGCTCCGATGTAATGAATGTTGTTTGAGCCGTAATAAGTTGCATTACCTTGCGGGGCTGTGTTTGTATTTGTACCCCAAGCAGTTACCCGCACACCGTTGACATAGAGTTGATACCTGTCTTCTGCGGTGGAAAGTATATTATCTTGATAGAAAAAGATATGATACCAGGCGGATACATCCCTATAAACGGCTGAAGTGATCTTTTGCACGGTTGTAGAACCAGCGGCAACTAAGCCAATTTCAATGTTGTTGCCCGACGTAAATCCTATGTATTGCTGATTGCTTGCATCTTGCCGTCCTTGAAAAAACGCTTGGGTTGTACCTAAACCACTTCTTTTAACCCATAGAGAAACAGCACACTTTGTAACGCCGCCACCGGGTGCTGGTGTCCAATTGAGATACGCCGTGTCTGCCCGGTTGAACCGCAGGCTGCGTTCGATCTTGTAACCTTGCTCGCCACCAAGCATCAAGGCGTGGACGTTGCCGGGGACTGTCATCAGAGCGGTCCGATGTTGGTCAGCAGTTGCGCCGCAATACTACTGGTGGTCCTCACTGAATACACCAGCACATCAACAGCATTAGCGGTCGTGGTCAGCGTTGGCGTGGTGCCACCCACAAAGTCCCACTGCGTCCCATACGCCAAGGTGCGCGAACCAGTGGAGTCTTGTGCAATAAAGATCGCGCCTGATTGACCGGCGGTCAGGTTAGTCGGGTTGGCCAGCGTGTTGGTTGAGTTAGCGTTCAGCGTCAGGCTCACGTTGTTGGCAGTCGCCATATCCAGTGTGATGGTGCCGCTTTGGTTACCCAGTGCCGAGATGCTGCCCCGTTGTGCCGCACTAAAGGTCTGCGCCAAACCAAGCAACGCGACCGTACCAGTGGCATCTGGGAAGGTGATGGTGCGATCTGCTGTTGGGTTTGTAACCGCCAATGTGGTTTCATTTGCATCGGCACTACTGCCCTCAAACACCAGCGAACCAGCCGAGCCAATCTCAAGAATGCCGGTGACAGTGCCGCCGGCTAATGCCAAATAAGTTGCATCAGCAGTGGCGCTGGTCAACAGACCAAGGTTGGTGGATGCCAGTGTGCCAACCGTTACCCAAGCCGAGTTGGCGGCGTTGCGGATCTTGAGGAGTCCCGTGGTCGTATCAGGCCACCACTGATAGGCGTAGGTGGTGCTGGGTTCAGTGGCACCGCTGTTGTTTGTGGCAATCGCGCCAAGCGCACCATTCAAGTCAGAACGAACGGCGGCACCTGTGCCGTTAGCGATGACGTAATCGTGTTGAGCCACGAATCAAGCGTCCTTCAATACAAGAAGTTTAGCCTTGCCGTCCATAACCGGTTGCAGTCCATGTGAAGTTGCGGGTAATGGGGTTGCCACTGGAGTTGTAGAAACTGATTGCGAAGCCGCTAGCCGTCACTGACGAAATCTGGAAGTAATCACCTGTTTGCATATTTTGTGCGGTGATCCCAACGCTGGGCATGTAGGCATTCAATCCACCAATGCTGGCCGTACCGGTGAAGAACGGATAATTGAACGACACGCTGGTAGCAGTGGTGCCAGAAACCGCTCCAACGCTTTGGTCTGTGCGCCGTTGCACCGTGGCCAAATAACCCAATTCATCAACAAGGATGTTTTCGGCAACATCACTGCTGGTCAATACGGTACGGAACTGGAAGCCACGACCACGGAAGGTGCCATTAACAAACGGCTGCCAGTTAGTCCAAGTCGGGCTGCTGCTGGGATTGTCGGTGGTATTGCGAAGTTCAAGGATGGCATTAACGGAGTCAATCACGCCGCCATCCCAATCAGTCCAATCATCCACCTCAGCCAAACGGCTGTCGATTAGATCGCTGGGGTAATAACCACGGGTGACGAAATACCGGCTGAAATCAATGGAAAACGTGTTGCCAAAATCAACGGTGTTGGCGAAGTTGTAGGTTCCAGAAGCAAGGACATCGCCCAGCACATCAAAAGCAACAATTGCATCAACATCAACTTGATCGTCAAAGCTTTCACTGCCATCTAGCGTCAACGCGTCAAATTCATCGCTATAGAAAACATTGGTGCGCGTGCCTTGGAATGGCGGGGTGTCTTGATCTTCACGGCGGTTGATCAGGGTGAGCGGTGCCAGCGTGTCAGGTAGGTCGATGATGACGCTTGTTTCACTTGTTGATTGCCGGCCGCCATCATCCTCAAACTTGACCAACACCTCGCCTTCCAGCAACGGAATGATGGCCTCAGTGGCGCTACCTGACTTGGCAGGGATCAAGTCAACACTGTTACTCCAAGTGCCGGAGCCGTCAGTTTTGCTGCTATGGCGAATGTGAACACTACCGCCAACCTTTACATCAAGATCAACAGTTTGATCCCAGCGCAAACGACCGGAATTCGCATTGATGGCTTCAAACGTTAAATTCTGAACATTTCCTGGAACCGCTGTTTTGCCAAGCAAAGTTAATTGCGCAGCCGATATAACGCTGCCTTTGCCAAATTGGTTATACGCTTGAATCTGCACATACATTGTGCCTGCTCGGGTCTGACGAATTGTCAGGCTTGGCGATGATGTTGTAACCAGCGTCCAGTTGTCGTTATCAATTCGATATTGCACTTGATACTGAGCAGCACGCGCTGGTCTGATCCAACTGAGGTTGACACCAGAGAATGTGCTTTGACCGTCTTCGTATAAAAATTCTGAACCCGTAATTCCAGTTACCGCATCGGGTGCATCAGTTGTGTTTTGAATGTCGCGTACAGTCAGTTCTAAATCGCTTTCAATTGCTGCATAAATTGATTCGTTATAGGCCAGTGCTGTAACACCAAATATGCCATCGCCAGATTCAGCAACATTCAATACTCTGAATTGCTGCGATTCAAGATCTGATGTTTGGATCAACCAGATTGACTGTTCGTTTGGTGCCTCGCTAAATGCAGGGCTGACAATAACGTTTGCGTCATTCGTAGCCAAAGTCAAACTGCGAATCGAACGCGTTTCAACAAGTCCAGATGGCAGGAGAACAGAAATTGTTGCGTTGTTGCTGGTGTTTACGGACAGGCCAGTTGAACTATCAAGAACAACTTCAGTTGTTGATGCCGATTTGATTCTTCCGCTTCGCCTTGACGCGGCTTTCATTGGATCTGCAACGTCAATCACCATGCCAGGACGCAGGATGATGCCGCTGTCAATTGACACCGAGAAGGTGACAGTTTCAGTCAGGTTTTGTTCGCTGAGCAATGCCCACTTGCCAGCACGATGTGCTTGACCTTGGCTGTAGCAACCCAACGCCTTGATGTCCTTGTTGATGATGCCGTACTTGGATACAGCATTTGCATCTTCAACATATTCGTATTTGACCTCACCTTTGGTGTCATAACTTTGGTAAGCAACAGTCGCAGTTGTGTGCCGTGCCTTTTGCGATGTGCCGCTATAAGTGAAAGCGCCATCTACAACGTTGCTCGGACCAAGCAGATATTGCGAATCAGTTGGCTTGTCTTGCTTGAGAACAAGTGAACCTGCGCCGTAATAGGCGATGCCACGGAACAAGGACGCCATTTCTTGAATGACGTTGTAGACCTCATCGCGGCTGTTCAGCAACAGGTTGCAGGCAAAGCGTGGTTCAAGACCGCCTTTGCCATCAGCGACTAATTCATTGCAGTACTGACTGATTGCGTAAAAGTCGTACTTGTCCAGACTGCTGACAGGAATCGATGCCCCATAGCGGGTGTTCGTCAGCAAGTCCCAGAGGCACCAAGCAGGATCATTTGTCCAGGTTGCAGCGCCGAAGGTGCCGTCCCAGACGCCGACATAGGTGACGCGACCAAGATATGTCGTGGTGTCTACAGAGGCATTGCTCGGTAACTGCACCTTGATGCCACGCACCAAGTATTTACGGTTGGGGATGCTGCTGAATTGACGAGAATCGAAACGTAAGTATGCAAGTGCGCTGTTGGGATAACGCAACTTCTCGTCAATAATTTCGGTATAACTGAACCAATAAGTCTCATTTTGCAGTCGCGCTGTTGTTGCATCAGCGGTTGTGCGAATCAGTTTGATGTCAACAGGGAAAGCACCACTCAGTGTGATGACGTAATCCTTTTGATAGCGGTTGCTTGTTTTGCCGCTGATCGTATCTGTAGCAACTGTGTTGTAACCACCTGAGTTGTATTGAACTTGAATCGCAAGATCAACCGATGTGCCAACAATGTCCCCGTTATCGAGAAATTGTTGTAGCGCCGGAATTGATATGGTGATTCTTACGCGATCAATGTCTGAGTTGCTGATGGTGCGAACAACAGGTGCAGCATTTGTGATTTCAACGTTGACGGATTCTTCTGATTCAGTACCAGCAAGATTTGGGATATAAGTTTGAGCCTGCGTGCCATTGCGCGTGATGACTGTGTAACCCTCAAAGTTCGCGTTATTTGATGAATCGCGAACAGGAGTGTCATCAAGGAAGATTCCCTTTTCGCCGTTTTCTATGCCCTCAATTTCACCTTCACTGATTAAGTCCAGCACAGTGGCGAACTGAACTGATTGCAGCGAGTCATCGGCTTCAATCGGTGTTCTGGAGCCACCACCACCACCACCACCTTTGCCGCCCCCGCCGCCCCCTCCGCCACCACCTGCGCCAGCAATGCCAAGGCCAAGGCCAGCATTGTGAACGCGAACACCATTGGCAATGAAGGTGTGATGCCCTTCGACTGTCAGGTTGTAAACAGTACCAGTGCAGAACTCGGTCTTGCTAACAATTGGCCGCAGATGATTGTTGACATCAACAAGGCAATCGTCAGAGCCAAGCGTGTCAATTTCTACGAATGCATTGAATTGATTGAGAACCCAATGGTTAGGCGTTGCATCAATGCATTGCCCGCCCCACAGCGTGTAGCGAATGACGCGTTCACCTTCATGCTCGTGAACCTTGAGGATTTTGGCTTTGTGCAGTTCGCCGTGATGATCAAAACT